GCGGGTGCGCTCCGCCTCAAGCTGCCGCTGCCCTTCATCCTGTCCGCCGGTGGGAGCGGGAGGGGTAACGGGGGGCGTGGGGTTCGCCGGGGGCGTTCCGCCGCCGCCCAGGCTCCGCTGCTGCTCCTCCTCGGCGGCGATCTCCGTGGTGAGCTGCTCAATTTCCCGTTGGAGGGTCTGCATCTCGGCTTCCTCCTCGGCGGTCAACTGCCGCTTGCCGTTCTTTGCGGCGTCCACCAGGGCCTGCTGACGCTGGATAGCCGCAAGGCGTCTTTTCTGCTTCTCGTTCATGGTCTTAACCTCCTACTGAATTTTTGTTTATTTGAAGTTGGCTTTCCCAGACGCTCAAGGGAATTTTCCCTTGCTGCCCCGCCTCACGGCCAACGCCGACGGTGGCGTCTGCCGGTACCGAAACAATAGAAATCTCAAAGGGCCACCACTTCCTTGCGATCTCGCATGGTCCGGTAAATCTGCCGTCTGCGCTTGTCTTTCCAGCCTGTACTTCCTCAAGGGCATCTATGCGGTATCCGACCGAAACCCCTTTAAGGGTCCCGCTCTTTACCTTCTGAAAAATGACCTCCGATTGTTCGTCGGTGTCAAATTCCACCTCCGCCATCCCCCGGTTGCCCTCCAGCCATGCCCGGTTGACCTTGCCGATCACGGCGTCCCGGTTGTGGTTGAAAAGCAAACAGCCGATCTCGTTTATCCGCTGGAGGTCTACGGCTCCGGGGGCGTGGTCCAAAATCTCAAGGCCAAACCACCGCTCATAGGGTTCCTCGGAGGAAAAAGAAAGGGTAAATTTCCTTTCGTTCCCCTCTCCCTCCATGCGCTGGAGGCTGGCCGTTCCCAGGGTCCGGCGGAGGTCATTCGTCGCCGGTGCCGCCCTCTGTAGAGCCTCCGTTATCGTTGCCATTAGGTCCTCCGTTTTTCCCGGTGTCTGCCGCCCCGCTTTGAGCAGGACTATCTCCCGCCCCTGCGGCATCGTCTCCGGGGGGCGGGTCGTCCTCCAACTCATAGAGGCCGTCTGTCTTCTTTTGTCCAAGTATCACACCTCCTAAATCAATGCCGTGGGTGTCTCTGGCGTACTTCAAAACCTCGCAGATATCGTCCACCTGTTTCTGCCAGTCGGAGCCGTTTTCGGCTGCAATCTGCTTAAAGGTCTTTTGTCCGTTCCGCAGGGCGATTTGTGTTGCGGTCGCCTCTTTGCTGGGGTCAATCCAGGGCTTTGGCGGCTTGTCAAAGCTGTGGTTAAAATAATCGTCTTTGCGCTCCCAAAAATCAGGAATTTTCAAGGCCCCGGAAAGAACGGCGGAAATGAGGAACGTCTCATAAATTTCATCAAGAATATCAAGGAGCAGTTCGTCTTCTTCCGCATATGTCATGCCGTCCTCAATAAGGCCCTGTCTTGCGCTGCTGTAATTGGTTTGGCTCATATCCCTGGAGGTGGCCTCGTAGCTGATACCCTGCCCCGCTCCGGTCAACCGCTGCAGGAGCTTTACAAAACTGGCGGAGTCGCTTGCCTGTCCCTGCGGGTTAATCGCCTGGATTTCCTCTCCGGGGTTCATTTCCAAAATCATACCGGGGGACACGGTCTTTCCAGCGTAGGTCTGCAAGGGGCCGGTCTGGACTACCCGGCCAACGCCGCCGGTGGGGTAATTCCGCTTTACGGCAATGCCGAAACAGGCTTCAATCCGCTGCTTTACGGAAACGGCGGTAATGTACTCGTTGGCATCCCGGACACGGGTCAAGGTTTGGCTCATGTCGGACATTTCCCGGAGCTGGGACGGGCGGCGTTTGGAAAAGTAAAAAATCACATCATCCGCCTTGAGAAAAACCGGCTCCGATATGCTCATACCGTCAAGGGTATATTGCCGTATCCAATAGCCGACCGGGGCGTTGAATCGGTCGTACTCAATGCCGCCGACCACCCGGTTGTCCTTATGCTTTGGGGCAACCTGGGAAGCGTCCAGTTCGTCAACCTCAAAAAGCTGCAATTTGAACGGGAGAACGCCGCTCCGGGTGTACCGCTTTACTATCAGGATGCCGCCGTCGACCTTCTTGCGGCGGACCGCCATCCTCAAAATCTGGTTGAGGCTTTGGGTGCCGGTCACGTCGCAATTTCTCTTTTTGGTCCAAACCTTCCAAAGCCTTTCGATTTCCTTGTTGAGGTCAGCGTTTCCGGTTTCGGCCTGTAGAATCACCCCTTTACCGACTACGTTGCGAATAAAGGGGCTTATCACCGAGGCCATTATGTCGCTGTTGCGCTCCATGTCCCTGGCCCTGGCCCGGACGGTGTCCCGGCTGTAACGGTCCGTATATTCTGCGCTTTGATTGATGGCGTACCAATTAGCGTTAGGCCGTCCGTAGCTCCCGGCGTCATAGTGGCGTATTTCCTCAAGGGCCTGCCGCCATGCTTCACGCTCCGCTCCGGCTTGCGGGTTAAACCATCCTATCAGCCGATCTAAAAAGTTCATGCTGTTACCGCCCTTCAAATACTGCAACAACAACGCCGCCGAGCAGGTTGCCGTTTTCCTCTGTCTGGAGCTGGGCCTCAAGGTCGTCCCGCATCTGCCTCAATAGGGCAAGGTCTGCCCTGGTAAGGCTCCGGGTGCCGAGCTTGTACGACTGGCCCCCTAAAAGAATAGCGTGGATAGCGGTATCAACCTCAAGGAGCCGCTCCGCTATGGTCTGCCGCTGCGGCTGCCGCTGTGGCTGCTGTTGTTCCTGCTGCTGTTCTTTATCCTCTGCCATGCCCTCTATCCTCCTAACCAATCATCATTTTGGGCGATCCAGTTTTCCTCCGGGGTAAAAGTCTGGTCTTGCTTTGTCTCCGTCCGGGGCTGGACCTCAATCTCCTGGAGGTGGAACGTTCTGGCCCCGATCATATCGGCGGCGCACATGGCGTAAACCTCGCAATCAAGAAAATGGTTGTCCCCGTGGGAGGTCTTCAATACCCAGCTTTGTACGGTCCGGCCCCCGGCGGTCTTGACGTTTATCTTGTGTTCCGCTGTCACCTGATCGGCGTATGTGCGATCACACCCGGCGTATACCATCCAGCTCCCGGTGCCGTTTTCTTTCCTCATGCGTCCGGCGATCATGTCCTTATATTTGCCGGTGTCAATGATCGCCAGGGGCATCCCGTAGGCTTTGCTATCCGTCCGGTTTACTTTGGAAAGCCTAAAATGGGTGTCCATTGGGTGGGAGCTGCCCTTGCTGGGCATGGCCCAGTCTGAATTGCTGGCGCAAAAATCATATACAAGATCGGTGTTGTCGCCGCTGTCTATCAGGGCAAGGGCAACCACAAGCGGGTCCCCGGTCCCCTCCCGTAAATATTGGAGGTTCATGATGCGCTCAACCTCCGCAAAGGAGCCAGCTTGCCCGTGGGCTATGTTCTGGCTTGTGAGGTAGTTCCCCCAGGCCCTGATCGTCCAATAAACGCACGTCTCCTGTACGTCTACCCCGGCGGTCAAAACCTTTGCCCACTCCGGGACGGTGTACTCCTGCAGGGCCGTCTGCCGCTCAAGAACGAGGTCGGCGTTGGTCTTGAGCTTTGTATCTTCCCACGGCTCCGCAAGCCAGGAGTTGGTGAAATTCTGGAATTTCTCGGGGTCGTCCTTGCTGGTCAAAAATTCCTTTGCCATCTCCGAAAAACGGACGAAGGGGGAATAAAGGGTATTGAGCCAAAAGGCGACCTTTCGGGGAAATTGGGTCCGCTGTTCTACAATCCGCCACTCCCCGTGTTTCAGCATTTCCGGCTTGTCCCGGTCCGTTATAATGGCGTCGCACTCCTGGCAAACGTAGGCGGCAAACTCCGCCCTGTCTGCGTAGCTCATACCTTCATCATCCGGGAATTTCACTTGTTTCCAGATCAGCTCTATATATTTGCCGCAATGGGGGCAAGGGACAAAGTAGTGCTTTACAATGTCCGCCCCCTCCAGGGCTTTCCAAATATGGCCGGTCTTTAGGGTTGGGGTGCTGGTAATATAAATCTTGCGGTTGTTTCGGAAA